CATCACCAATACATCTGAAGCAACTCCATATGGTGCAGGTATTGGTACATATGGTGGTAGATTACAAGGTGGTAACTTGGTTATTGAATTCTATCCTAATGTTGCTGCTGCAATCACCTGTAATGCAGTATCAGTTGCAATAGCAGGTGCTGGTATTGGTACAGGTTCTCAAGAACTTGCTGTTAATAGACAGGGTTCTAATTATGTCTCAATTTCTGCTTCTGGTTCACCAACAGCACACGTAATTGGTAGTTACACTGCTCCATTCTATGGTGGTTATTATATTGTATCTGTTGAAAATACAACTGATTCTGAATATGAACTGTCTGAAGTATTAGCAATCAATTCTGATAGAAATGAAGTGATATCACAATTTGGTATGATCAATACTGAGGATCCACCATTTGGTTACACTGGAATTGGTACTGTTGGTATTACATCAACAGGAACTGGTAGAAATCTTGTCTACACTCCTCCTGCTAATAAGGATGTTAAAGTTAGAACTTTCTATATGGAAGGAAAAGTCTTTGATGATAATTCCTTCACCTCTGTTGTTGATCTCAAGAATGGTAGAATTCAATCTAACAGAGGGGTATACACTGGAACCAAGAATAGTGTAAGAACATCATTTGAACTTTCACACAGAGGAAATCCAATCTTCCAAAGAGAGATTGATCCTACAAACACATCTGTAGTTGATGTACAAAACAATGTAATTACACTGACCAATCACTTCTTTAACACTGGTGAAGAATTGTTCTACAGTGCTACTGATACTGACGATACTCCAATTGCAATTACAAGTACAGTTGTTCCAGGCATTGGTGCTACAACCTTCCTGCCACCTACTGTTTTTGCTGTTAAGTTGGATGACCAAAGAATCAGACTTGCTAAGTCTGCTGAAGATGCTCTTAATGAGATTCCAGTTACTTTCAACTTTCAATCAGTTGGTGTTGGTAACTCTCACTTCTTCATCTCCACAAAGCAGAATGCTAAAGCACTGATTGCCATTGATAATATGGTTCAGTCACCAGTAAGTCCTACTCCTGTGACAACAACACTGGCATCTCCACTGGCATTTGATTTTGAAGTAAATCTTGCTGGCATTACATCAATCTTTGCTGATGATTTACTGCAGATTGATGATGAAATTGTACAGGTCCAACAACGTAAGACTGGAAACATAATTGAGGTTCAGAGAGCATACATGGGTACACAAATTGCTACTCATACTGCTGGAACTACTGTGACAAAACTGAGTGGTAATTATAATATTACCAAGAACACTCTGAACTTTGCATCTGCTCCATATGGTAACATTCCATTAAGTTCCACAACTTCACCACCAGATGAAAGAGACTTCCTGGGTATAACCACAAGTTCTACATTCCAAGGTAGAACATTTATGAAGCGTGCTGCTATTGGTTCTACAATGGAAACCTATACAACTAATGTTGTATTTGATGACATTTCACATCAGTTCACTGGTATCAGAAGTGACTTTATTCTGAAGCACAATGGTAATAATATTTCAGGTATTACTAGTGATACCTTCATTATGGTTAATGGTATTGTTCAGAAACCAACTGGATTGTTGGTTGGTGATTACCAAGTCAATGAGGATATCATTGCAGGTGTCAGCACAGTTAAGTTTATGGGTCGTAGAGATGGTGCAATCATCAGTGACCCACAAGGTTATGATTACAATAGAGGTGGTCTTCCAGTTGGTGGCATTATTGAATCTGTTGGTTCAGAACCTGGTGCTAACTATCAACCTCTAATTGGTGCTGGTGGTACAGCAATTGTATCTATTGCTGGTACAATTCAATCAATTGCAATTGGTAACACTGGTTCAGGTTATAGATCTGGTGCTCAAGATGTCAATGTTGGTGTTAGAACCTATGGTGGCATTGAGTTCATTGGAACAGCAACCATCTCTGGTGGTAATATTGTATCCATTGCAGTCACTAATCCAGGTGCTGGATATACATCTACTAATCCTCCAACAGTAGAAATTGATGAACCACTTCCATATTTCAATATGCCTCTTTCCTATGCTACTGGTTCTCCAGTAGGAAGTGGAAGATCAGCAACAGTTGATGTTACTGTTGGAATGGCAGGAAGCATCACTAACTTTGAAATCAGAGATCCTGGATATGGTTATGGCAACAGTGAATCTCTGACTATACCTACAGGTGGTGCTTTGGGTATTCCACTGTCTGGTCCTTTGACTGAATTTAAACTGAATATTGATAGAGTATTCAATGATAGATTTGGTGGATTCTCTGTTGGTGAATTCCAAATGTTGGATGACATCTCAATTCAGTTTGATGGAGTTAGAACAGCATTTAACCTGACATTTGATGGTCTACCAATCTCTATTCAAGCAGGTAGAGATTCACAAGTTGATGTTGAGAAGACACTGATTGTATTTGTAAATGATATTCTCCAGGAACCTGGCAAATCATATACATTTAATGGTGGTAGTTTGATTAGATTTAAAGAAGCACCTAAAGCAGGATTTGCTGAATATCCTAATAGTAGAGATAAGGTTGTAATTCTGTTCTATAAGGGTGCTGGTGATATTGATGTTGTTTTCACTGATGTTCTGGAAACAATTAAGAGAGGTGATACACTCAACATTGATAACAACCCAGGTCTTGGACAACCAATCACATTTGATGAGGAGATGAGAGTTGTATCTGGTATTAACACTGTTGATGTTGTCAATACTAACAACTATCCTGGTCCAGGTATTCTCACAGACAAGTCAATCTTGAGACCTATCTCCTGGTGTAGGCAGCAAACTGATAGAATAATTGATGGTCAATATGTTGCTAAAGATAGAGTAGAGCAAGAACCTGAAATCTACCCTGCAGCATATCTGATTAACCCTGTCAGTGTTGCTACCTCACAGGTTTATGTGCATAACTTGAGACCACTGTTTGACAGCAACAATGAAGCACCTATCACTTCATTCCAGAATAATATTATGATCAACACCCAAAAGGTTGTTGTCAGTCCTGTAGTCACTGCTACAGTTTCTGCTGGTGGTTCTGTCACAGCACTGAATATTGTTAATGCAGGTGTTGGATACACTGTGGGTGATGTTGCTGAAATCAGCATTGGTGAACCTGGTATTGGAACAAGAGCAACTGCTACAGTAACTCTTGCTGATGGTAAAATTGGTAATGTAAATATCACAGAAAATGGAGCAGGTTACTCACAATCAAACCCACCACAAGTTCTTGTCACTGAACCTAAATTCTATGATGAGTTGATTACCAATGTAACTTCATACACTGGTGACCATGGCACTATTGTTGGATTTGGTACTACAACAGTTGGCAACACTCCACAAGTTATCCTTGACTTGTTTATTGAAAAGGATTCCTTCATCAGACTGAATAAGTATGTTGGTGCTGGTTATACAGTTAGCAAACTTGATGTCAATGACTACTTCACAGTTTTCAATTCTACAGTTGGAGTTGGCACAGAAGGCGTTGTTCTTCAGGGAGATAATGCTGGAAATGTTTATGGTCAAACCACTTCAAACATTGATGCTGTATTCCAGGTAAATTCAGCAGAAACACTTGAAACTACTGTTCTTGGAATTGGTCTTACAACTATAAGAAGAGTCTTCTGCAATATTGCTGGTCTTGGTACTATTAACTTTGCTAGCACACTACAGACATTTGACTCAACAGTCTTTAGTATGGATAATCTCAATGTTGAGATCTATCAGGGTGGTATTGCTGCAGACAAACAGTTTGGTAGGTTTAGCTGGGGTAGAATTGATGTTGGTGTGAGACCATTTGCTAATAGTTTTGATTCATATAGGATGAATGGTTATGCTGGCATCAGTACAAGTGGTTTGGTTACCAGACATATCCCACTCAGATTCCAAAGTTACACAGTCTAAATACTTTTACGTCAAATAATCTACGCTTGAAATGGCAAGACTAGGTATAAACACAGGAACCGCTGCTAATGATGGAACAGGTGATACCCTGTTGGTTGCTGGTGGGAAGGTTAACTCCAACTTTAGTGAAATTTACAACATTATTGGTGATGGAACTAATACTTTTGTTGGAGTTGTCACCCAAATAACAGCAGGAAATAATCTTGTTACTGTAGGGGGTCCTGGTGGTATTTCTACTTCTTATGGAAGTGTAGTTGTAAGTGGTGTAGGACAGACTGGATATATTAATGCTGCTGATTTAATTGTTACTGGTATTTCAACACTGGGTGTTGTTACTGGTGCTACTTATTATGGTGATGGTTCTAATTTAACAGGTCTTGGACAGACCCAAAATGTAAGAACAGAATCACTCAATGTTGTGGGTGTAGCAACTGTTGGTGGACATTTAAGTCTTGCTACTTTCAATGCAACAGGTATCTGTACATTTGGAAGTACAAGTGCAATTGAACTTGCTGATGCTGTTAAATTAAACTTTGGTGATAATAATGATGTAAACTTACATCACCCTGCTGGAACTGCTGATTTAGTTGTTGAGGGTACTGGTGAAACTCTTGCTAAATTTACAGACAATGCTGGAGTAGAGTTATATTACAATAATAATAAGAGATTTGAGACCACTAATACTGGTACATTTGCTACTGGTATATCAACTGCTGAAATTTTATCAGCAACAACTGAACTTAGAGTTGCTGGTATTGCCACAATAACAAAAGATTTAAGTGTTTCTGGTATTACCACGGTTGGTATTGTTACTGGTCATACACCAGGTAGTGCCTCTTTTCATGGTGGTTTTAGTGGGATGCACTATGGTAATGGTGCTAATCTAATAGGATTAAATGCTTCTAGTATTCAATTTGGAACTCTTCCAGATGCTAGATTCCCAGCAACTCTTCCTGCTTTAAATGGTTCTGCTTTAACCTCACTTAATGCTACAAATCTTGGTTCTGGTACAGTTCCAGATGCTAGATTCCCAGCAACATTGCCTGCATTAGATGGATCTGCACTTACTACACTTAATGCTTCAGAACTTGATTCTGGAACCATTCCAGATGCTAGATTCCCAGCAACTCTTCCTGCTTTAAATGGTTCTGCTCTAACAAACTTAAATGGTTCTAATGTTGCTTCAGGAACTGTTTCTGCTGCAAGAGTTGGTGCTCTTCCTGCAAGTAAAATCACAACAGGAACTTTTGATGCTGCAAGAATTCCTAGTTTAGATGCTAGTAAAGTTACAACAGGAACTTTTGATGCTGCAAGAATTCCAACACTTAATCAAAATACAACAGGAACTGCTGCACTTGCAGAGGGACTAACAGGAACTCCAAGTATTGTTGTTAATACTATCACAGCAAATAGTTTTACCTTTAACAATAATTTGGTTGTTGATTCTTTAGGTATTGGAACTGCTACTGCTCCTACTTCAGGAGCAGATATTAGATCAGGTAGCACAGCTCCACTGCAAGTTTTAACAACTACTGGTAGTGGTAATGGTGCTAGTATTAGAATAAGAAAGCATCGTTCTGGACAGGCAACCCAAGCTGGTGACAAACTTGGTGGCATTATAATGCAGGGTGATGATGGAACTGAAAATACCTATCTTGCAACTTATGGTGGAATTAGAGCTGAGTGTGTAACTGCTACACAAGGTTCTGAAGATGGTAAGGTGGAAATTACCACAATTGGATCAGGTTCTGAAGTTATTGGAGCTACATTGTATTCTGATGGAAGTGTAGCTGGTAGATTTGCTCATGATTATACTCTCACTGCCAGTGGAAGTAGTGCTTATATCTTCAATGGACAAGGTATTCCATCAAGTTTGTATCCTAGTGGTGCTTCAAATCCTGATATACCTCTGGTACGTGGTTACACATATAGATTTATCAATAACACTGGTGGTCACCCATTTAGAATCCAGAGCACTAAAGGTGGAAGCACAGGTACTCAATATAACCATGGTGTTACCAATAATGATGGTGGCAATGGGACTGTAATTACATTTACAGTTCCTTACACTGCACCACCTGTTCTTTACTATCAGTGTACTTCCCATGGTTTGATGAATGGTGAATTTAGAATTGTTGGTCCTGGTCCTAGTTCTGGTCTTATTGCAGATAGTAATTGGACAGTCAAAGATTCAGCTGGCACTGAATATACTCAAAGTGCTAAATCTGCTAGATATGTTCTTACAGGAAATAAAGTTGAAATCTTTGGAACAGTGGACATAGGTTCATCTATTAATAACACAAATCCTATTGTATTAGATTTTTCAGACTGGGTAACTAATGCAGCTCCATGGGCTGCTGTTGGTAGTGGTAGTATTGATAGAATTGGTAAGGGATCTGTTTATGGTCAACTTAATGGTGCCAATGCAGACTTGAGTACATCTGAACTTTCAAATTTAACTACTGCATTTGATGCAAATTATGGTTCCCTTACATTTATTATTCAATATGATGAGTGGAGTGGTAATAATTATAGAAGAGCCATGGCAACTCTTAAAACACAATCATTAGATAGTGGCAGTTCAATTAATTTCAGTTTAGTTTATTGGACTGATTCCAATACTTGGTAATTTTATTATTAAATAAACCCTATAAATAAGAAAAAAGTCCTAATAAAATGGCAGCAATAATTACTGACCAATTGAGAATACTTAATGCAAAGAATTTTGTGTCTGGAGTTTCTTCCAGCGCAAATTCTTATTATACTTTCATTGGTCTTCCTAATTCTTCTGATTATCAATCAGATTGGGATACAAACCCTCCTGCACCTAAGGATAGTTTGAACCAATCAAATGATTATTGGGACACAATGATCGCTATGAAGAAAATCACTTCTAGTGATATTAGTCAGGTGGTGAGAAAGGTGACCTGGAGATCAGGTATCACTTATGATATGTGGAGAAATGATATTTCAAGAACCAACCCATCACAACCTTCTGGTTCATTTGACATTTATTCTGCAAATTACTATGTAATGAATAGTGATTTCAGAGTATATCTTTGTTTGTTCAATAATGCTGCCCCTGAGAACAACTTTGAAGGTGGTCCTTCTCTGGATGAACCTACTTTTACTGATTTAGAACCTAGAACAGCAGGAAGTAGTGGTGATGGATATATTTGGAAGTACTTATATACCATTAAACCAAGTCAAGCAATCAAATTTGACTCAACTAACTATATTCCTGTTCCTAATGACTGGGAAACTAACAATGACTATGCACCAGTAAGAGATAATGCATCTTCAAGTGGTCAATTGAAGATTGTCACCATCAAAAACAGAGGAGTTGGTCTTGGTACTGCCAGACCATATACAAATGTACCAATTAAGGGTGATGGTGAGGGCGCAAAAGCAACTGTTGTAATCAGTGCTGATGCTAAAGTTGAATCTATTACAGTTTCAAATGGTGGTAGTGGTTACACCTTTGGAACACTTGATTTAGAAGCAGGTGGTATTCCTACTGGAACTACTGCTCCTTCTTTTGATGTAATTATCCCACCACCAGGTGGTCATGGTGGTGATATTTACACTGAACTTGGTGCTTATAATGTTCTCTCTTACTCAAGGTTTGAGAATGACACTGATGATCCTGATTTTATTACAGGAAACCAATTTGCAAGAGTTGGTATAATTGAGAACCCTAATGCTTATAACTCCACTGCTATCTTAAACAAAGATAAAGCAAGTGCTGTTTATGCACTTAGACTGACTGGTGCTGGATACAGTTCTGCTGTATTTACTGCTGATTCACCAATTACTCAAACTGTTGGTGTTGGATCTACTGCTATTGGTAGAGTTGTTTCTTATGACCAGGTTACTGGTGTTTTGAAGTATTGGCAAGATAGAACAAACTCTGGTTTCACAAGTTCTTTTGGAAAAGTAACAAATCCACAGTTTGGGTTTGAACAACTAGAATTTACTGCTAATCCAGCAGTTGGTGGTGCTCTTAATATCTTGGGTGGTAGTGTTACTCTTGCTATTACTACCACATTTACAGGTATAGCGACTGTAATAAATAGTAAAACATATAACCTGGGTCAGGAATTTACCAAGGGTGTTGCTCCACCAGAAGCGAAAAAATACTCTGGAAATATCATCTATGTTGATAACAGACCCTCTGTTACAAGGTCCTCATCACAAAAAGAAGACGTAAAAATCATCTTGCAATTCTAAAGAATTATGCCACAGGAAACTAATCTTAATGTTGCTCCTTACTTTGACGACTTTGATCCAGAGAGTAACTATAATAAAGTACTATTCAAACCTGCCTATCCAGTTCAGGCAAGAGAATTAAACAACCTTCAGTCTATCCTGCAGGATCAGATTGAAGCGATGGGTGACAACCTTTTCAAAGAAGGTGCAATGATCATCCCTGGTCAGTTGACCTACAATGATCAGTTTCACTGCATTCAAATTCAGGATGAATTTTTAGGAGTACCTGTAAATTTATATCTTGATCAATTAGTTGGTAAAACAATCACTGGTAGAGACTCTGGTGTCACTGCTACTGTAGTTACATATATCACAAATCAACAATCTGTAAGAAATACATATACACTTTATGTAAATTATGTTGAATCTGCTGATGATAACTCAACAGAACAGTTTTTTGATGGTGAAGTACTTGTAGTTGAAGAAGCAATTGAGTATCTGACCACATTTATTGCTGCAAATGAAGGATTTGCCACTACTTTGGCAACAGATGCTGCTCAAATTGGTTCTGCCTTCATTCTTAACAATGGAGTTTACTACTTAAGAGGTCATTTTGTGAATGTTGAGGATCAAATCCTCATTTTGGACCAATATGCTACAAATTCTAGTTATAGAGTTGGTCTTTTAGTAAAAGAGGAGATCATATCTTCTGATGTTGACCCAGATCTCAATGACAATGCTCAAGGTTTCAGTAATTTCACTGCTCCAGGTGCTGATAGACTAAAAATTACTGCAACTCTTGCTAAAAAGTCTGCAGATGACTTTGATGATCAAGGATTTGTCCAACTTGCTGATCTTTCTCAAGGTGAAATCAGAGATATTGTCTTAACAACAAAATATAATGCCATTGGTGATGAAATGGCAAAGAGAACCTTTGATGAATCAGGAAATTATTACATCAAAGAGTTTGTTACCACAGTTAGAGAGAGTTTAAACAATTTTGAGGGAAATAGAGGAATCTATAACCCTGGTCAAACAACATCAGGTGGTTCTACACCATCTGATGACCTTATGGTGTATAAAATTTCACCAGGTAAGGCATATGTAAGAGGATATGAGGTCAATAAGAGATCCTCAACTCTTCTTGATATGGTCAAACCAAGAACAGCAAGACCAATCAAGAATCAAGGTATCAATTTTGGTTTTGGTCCTACTTTCGCTGTTAATAGAGTATATGGTCAACCAACAATTGGTATCAACACCAGCACAACAATCAGTTTAAGAGACCAAAGAGTTGGTTCTGATCAAACAGTTGCTGCAGGCACAGAAATTGGTAAAGCAAGACTTTATGACTTTGCTCTTGAGTCTGGTTTTTACAATAACACTAATGCTAACACTAACCAATGGGATTTGACCCTTTGGGATGTCAACACATATACAACTGTTGATATAAATGTTCCTGCTACATTAACCACACCTGTTCACGTCAAGGGTGAATCTAGTGGTGCTAGAGCATTCTTGAAGGATAGCATCACCACTGCATCATCAATGACTCTTTATGATGTTCAAGGTGATTTCTTGCTTGGTGAGAGACTTGAATTTGATGGTATTCTTGATGATGCTAGATTTGTCACTGGAACCAGAAAGTATGGTGTTTCTGATGTAAAATCAGTTCACTCAATTGTTGCTGGTATCAATACATTCACTGCTGACATTGTTCAGGAGAGATTACTGAGATTTGATAACTCATCAATCACTGCTTCTAGTCTGGGTGTTTCAACAATTACCAGTCCTGCTCTTGGTGGTAGATCTTGGGTGGGTCTTGCTACTGTTGGTAATCTGGTCAGATATTCAAGACCTGGACTTGGTGACAAAACACTCAATAGAATTACTGAAGTCACTGCATCTCAGTTGACAGTTCAAGCAGTTCAAAATGTCACAGGTATTTGCAATGGTGGTCTTCCATCTGCAGTAACAGAAATTACTGACCTTGAATTAGTAGGTACAAAATATAGAGGAACTGGTGGAAGTGGAAACCAGGCTAGCACTTCTACAATCTACAGTGCATTCCCAAAGAGAAACATTGAATCTGTTGATCTTGATAATGCCAATATTGTAGTTAGACAAAAATTTGATGTTGCTATTGATGGAACAGGTAAAACCAACTTAATCAATGTTGATTCACCTAACCTGGAAGTTTTCCTTCCATTTGATGAAGAGAGATATACATTAGTCAAGTCTGATGGCACCACAGAAATTCTGACAGAGGATAAGTTTGCTTTCTCTAATGGTTCTGCATCTCTTACTATCAATGGTTTGAGTGGTGCTGATCCAAATTGTCTTCTTACTGCAACCATTCGTAAGAACAATGTTACATCAAAAGCAAAGTCTAAGAATATTTCAAATAATCTGCTTGTAAGATTCTCTGCTGAACCTGCTTCAGGTACTAATGTTGGAACAGCAGATACCACACTGAATGATGGTCTGAAGTATGGCAACTTCCCATATGGCACAAGAGTACAAGATGAAGAAATTTGTCTGAATGTCCCTGATGTCATCAGAGTATTTGGTGTATTTGAATCAGAGAATACATCTGATCCTGAAGCACCTAACATGACCACTTCTAATATGAATGGTCCTACTGCTTCAACTAATGACATCATCATTGGTGAATCAGTCACAGGTCAGAGAAGTGGTGCTAAAGCAATCTATATCAATAGAAAATCAGATACTAGCATCAACTTTGTTTATCTCAATGAGACTACATTTGAGAGTGGTGAGACAATCAACTTCAGTCAATCAGGTGTTTCAGCAACTGCTGCTGATGTAAGAATTGGTTCTATCAATAGGACTCAGAACTATCAATTCATTGATGGTCAAAGAGGTGGTTTCTATGATTATGCCAGACTTGTAAGAAGAGCAGATGCAAGTGCTCCAACTAGAAAGTTGATCGTTTATTTCTCAAATGCTTTCTTCAACTCTGCTGATGATGGAGATATTACAACAGTTAATTCTTATGATGCTTTAGATTATGGAGTAGATATTGCTAAAGTTGATGGTGTAAGACTTACAGATATTATTGATGCTAGACCAAGAGTTAGTGATTATGAGGTTGTAGAAGGTGGCAGATCACCATTTGAATTTGATGGTAGAGCATTTGATGGAGGACAACATAGTTCCAAGAGGATTATTGCTCAAGATGAGTCAATAACAGTTGATTATAATTACTATCTTCCTAGAGCAGATAGAATCTATCTTGATCAATTTGGTAACTTTAATGTCAAGACAGGTTCACCTGATGATATTCCTCATCTTCCAACATCTGTCTCTAATGGTGTAAACATTGCTAATGTTTTCCTGCCAGCATACTTGTATAATGTCAATGAAGCAAAGATAGACTTTATTGATCATAAGAGATATCAGATGAGTGATATCTCCAAACTTGAGACAAGAATTAAGAACCTTGAATATTATAGTTCACTCAACCTGTTGGAGCAGGCAACATTCAACACCTTTGTCCCTGATACAAATGGTTTAAATAGATTCAAATCTGGCATCTATGTGGATAATTTCACATCAATGCAACCACAGGATACTTCAATTGGTATCAAGAACTCTCTTGATGTCAAGAAAAAGATTCTCAGACCTGCTCACTATACAACAGCATTCAACCTTCAGGTAGGTTCAACTGCTATTCCTGGTATTGGTTCTACATCTGATGCAAATGCTGACTCTAGATTTGCTGATGTTGCAGGTGTAGGTATTAGAAGATCTGGTAATATTATTACTCTGGATTGGGATGATACCTCATGGTTGGCACAACCATTTGCTACAAGAGTACAGTCAGTTACTCCTTTCCTCAATACCTTCTATGCAGGTAATATTGAACTTGATCCATCTGCTGATGTCTGGATTGATACTAACAGATTAGAAGTTCGTGATGTAATGATGGAGGGTTCCTTCCAGGGTATTGCTGAAGCACTTGGTGCTGATATTACATCTCAAGAAGATGGAAGTAGAATTGGTGTTACACCAGTTATGTGGGACTCCTGGGAGACCACTGGTATTAATGTTAGTATGAATTCAGATACAAGAACTCTGGAACTTCAAGCAGCATCAGATGAAAGAGGCATTGCAGTTGCAGAACTTGTTAGAGATGAACCACCTCCAAGATGGGGTCTTGATATTGCTAGAAGTACTGTTGAGTCAACTTACATCAGTTCTACTGTATCTCTTGATCAAACAAGAAGTGGCACTCAACAAACAATTACAGAGGTAATCAATACAGAATCTCTTGGTGAGAACGTTGTCAGCAGAAACGTTATTCACTTCATGAGATCCAGAAATGTCACATTTACTGGAACTAGACTGAAACCATATACACAGGTTTATGCATTCTTTGATGGTGTTGATGTCACCAGATTCTGTGTACCTAAACTCATTCAAGTCACAATGGCAGAGGGTTCTTTCCAAGTTGGAGAGACTGTCAGAGGTATGATGACCACTAGAAATAGTGAGCAAAGAACCATGCCACTTAGAGGTGGTCCTTCTATTGAGTTTAGACTTGCTTCTCCCAATCATAAGTATGGTCCTTACAATGCACCAACTGACACTTATGATAATGATCCATATGCCAAGGGTGCTAGTGTTCCAGAATCATATAGTGAAGCATCTTCTCTTCTGAATGTTGATGAATTCAGTCTTCAATGTGAAGAATTCCCAGAGTTTGGTGGATACATTCAAACTGGAATGCTCCTTGTTGGTGAATCTAGTAATGCATTTGCCTATGTTTCTGATGTTAAACATGTTACTGATAGAGTTGGTACAATTATTGGTTCATTCAGGGTTCCAAATGGAAATAATCTTGCCAACCCAACATTTGAAACTGGCAGAAACACCTTCAAACTGACCAGTAGCCCAATCAATAGTAGAATCAAAGGAACAGCAACAACATCTGCTGAAGAAATCTTCTATTCACAAGGTGATGTTGATAATACTCAAGAAACAACTCTCTCCTTGAGAAATGCTAGTGTTGTAACAGACCAACTTGATGATGAAATTAGAACACTAACTGATACATCTGAAGAAGTTGTTATTGAAGATAGATTCAACTTAGCATCCTTCCCACCTCCTCCTCCACCTCCACCACCACCACCAGCACCTCCAAGACCAAGACCACCACACCATGGTGACCCTCTTGCACAAACTTTCAAGGTTGATGATCCTAGTGGTGTATTTGTAACCAAGTGTGATATTTTCTTCCAGAGTAAGTCACTCAATCTTCCTATTGCTATGGAGATTAGAGAGACCACATTGGGTACTCCTAATGATATTATCCTTCCTTTCTCTCATGTGGTTAAGGATCCCAAGGATATTGATATATCAGATGATGGTAAGGTTGCAACAACCTTTGAATTTAGAGGACCAGTTTATTTGAAGGGTAACACTGAATATGCTGTTGTTCTCCTTTCAAACTCTACAGATTATAATGTGTGGATTTCTAGATTGGGTGAACCAGAAATCTCAACTGCTGGACAAGAAGCAGGACAGATTTTGGTAACAACACAACCTCTTATGGGTTCATTGTTTAAGTCACAGAATGCTAGTGCTTGGACAGCAAGTCAATATGAGGATTTGAAGTTTACACTGTATCGTGGTGATTTCAATCCTAGAGGTCAGATTCAATTCTTCAACCCACAACTGTCAACTGATCTTGAGTCTATTACCAGAAATGGTATGTTATCTCTTCCTAGAAAGATTAGTATTGGTTTGTCAACTGCTATTAGTCTCACTAATGGTGGTAAACCAGTTGTTGCAGTTGGTAATAGAATTATCCAAGCAAACTCTGATGGTAGAGGTAGATTAGTTGGTATTGCTGGTTCTGCAACTGGTTCTCTGTCAGTTACCAAAATTGGTATTGGTTATACTCCTGCATCTGGTAACTTAACATTTACTGGTGTTGGTCTTACTGCAGTTACAGGTAATGGTGTTAATGCTACAGCAAATATTGTAGTCAACAATGGTTCTATAACATCTGCCACAATTGTAAATGGTGGCACAGGATTCCAAGTTGGTGATGTTGTTGCACCTCTGGCATTTGGTTTTGATGAAGTTGGTAGAGGTGCTCAATTCTCTATTCAAACTTTGGGTGCTCAAAATGAGTTGATCCTTGAGGATGTTCAGGGGACATTTGGAACCAATTCTGCAAATGGAACTTTCTTACAATTCAGCAGTGTTGCAGGTGTTAATACTAGTATCAATGCTGGTATTGGTGGCAGTGTATTTGCTCTCTCACCAATCAGAGAAAATAAATCAGAAGATGGTCTGCACATGAAGATCTTCCAGAGAAATCATGGAATGTATTCACAGATCAACAGATGTAATATTAGAGGAGTTGAAACAAATGTTGCTCCAACTGCATTGACTGCTGCCTACACTTCATCTGAAACTGGTAACATCTCAATTATTGATGCTACTAACTTCACTGAATTTGAAAATGTTGGTGTTTCTAACACTAACCCTGGATATGTCAGAATTGGTGATGAAATTATTGAATACACTGGTGTTAGTGGTAATAACCTTATTGGTATTACTAGCAGAGGTCTTGATAGTACCAGACAACCTCACAGTGTGAATGATCTGGTTTATAAGTATGAGTATAGTGGCGTATCTCTGAGAAGAATCAATAAGCAACACAACTTTGCTGATGTAACTGTTCCTAATGCAATTGAGATTGATACTTACCATGTCAAAATTGATATGAGTAAGGATGGTGTTGATAGAAGTGAAACCTCCAGTGATTTTGGTGCTAATTACTTCAATGCTAGACAAATTGGTGGTGGTGTAGATGCTAAGGGAACATACAACCTTCCTTACTCCATGATTACACCTAGCATCACCAGTGCTCTCCCTGCAGGAACTAACCTGAGTGGCAATGTGAGAACTGTTTCTGAAACTAGTGTATCTGGTCCAGAAGTATCTTATGTTGATCAAGGAACACAAGACATTTCACTGACAGAAAGGAATTACTTCCCAACTCAGAGAATGGTTGTTTCTAAGACTAATGAGGATATATTCCTCACCAATCTTCCTGCTAAGAAGTCATTTGGTTTAGGTATTGAACTCTCTACATTTGATAGTAGACTCACACCTTCTATTGACCTGGAGCATTCATCTGTTCTGTTCACATCAAACAGAGTCAATGCACCTATCAATGATTATGC